CATGTGCTTCCCTGATCAGCCGCAGACACAGGGAATCACAACTCCAACAATTCGACTAGGAATTTCTGAGACGGGACACTAGCTACGTGCCGGCATCAGTCTCAGGCACCCACCCTTGCGGCCGGCGTGGAACAGGAAGTCGACGAGGCCGGCGATCCCAGGTAGGGCCTCTGGCTTGGTTACCTCTGTGAGCCGCCAGATTTCCTCGACTGCCTCGGCCGCGCCAATAAGGATCGGGTCGTCACCCGTCACAAGCAGGATCGGCAGACTGGGATCGTGGCTCGCTACCGTCTTCATAATGTGGCAGCCGTCCTGCCCGGCCCCGTCGAGTTCGCAGACGACTGCCATTGGCGTTTGATCGCGGAGTACCGTGCGTAGGTCATCACGACCCGGCACAGTGATCACCCTGATATCCAGGAATTCGCAGATCGCCTCAAGCTCCTGAGAAATCCACATCCCATCTTCGACGACTGCGACGACGGCCAGACGCCTGGCCCGTGCGGTCGCTTCCGAAGGTCGCGCGAATACCGAAAATCCAGATTCGACAACGTTGGTCTTGGTCGCGGCGATTTCGTGCTCGGCGTAATCCATGTCGCCTCCTGGTTCTGCTATCGCGCCTCTGCCCGCTGGAGTGTTCGCCTCCAGCGCAGGCGCGGCCTGGCGGCTAGTTTCGCCGCCCCGAGCGACCAGTGGAACCCGACCTACAGTGAGTTCGTCGTTAGGAACCGCTATAAAAACGTGAGTAACCGTGAATGTACGGTACCCTTTACCCGCGCTTCAGACTTACAGTCCATGAGCAACGACCCGACTCCAGCTGCCCTTCAATCATTGGCTCATTGTGGTCGCTTTGCGAAGCGCCGCCGGTGAAGCTGATTGAGACGGCGTGCTGCCCGTTCCCGCTACGCGAAAGCGTCCCCGTCAAGCCACTCTTCTCCGAGACCGTGCCGTCGATTACTGTCGTGCCAGCGAATGGATCGAAAGCGAACGTCCCCCGGCCGACCGTCATGAGGCCCTCTGTAGTTTGGCCGCACCCGTCGACCTTTGGCACCACTGGTCCGATCCACCGCCCCTCAAGGCCAAAGAAGCCCATCACCTTGCCAGATTGCATCCGGTCGGCGGCCTCATTGTTACAGCCATTGGAGGCCAATAGCAGCGCGATCAGACTTAGTAGCCGCATCATAAGAAAAAAAGCCTTGCCCAGTTGCCCCAGAATGGCGTAGTGTGATTGGCATGATGGAGCGTTATGCCGCGACGACGCCACGTAACGCGGCGCATCTGGCACTGCAACGCGCGATGATCGACACAGAAGGCGTTTCCGCTCGCCACCGTGATCGAGACGACAGGGCCTAATCATCCGCCAGACCACAACCCGGAACGTCCTCGCAGTCGCGGGTACCATTGCTTCGTCTTCATTGTCCCGGCGCAGGGGCCCGACCTCCTTTTGGATGGTCCAAGGAACTGAGTCGACTGCACGATGCCGGGTTCGTGGACCGACTTGCAGATTTCGACGCAGGAGGAGCGTAAGCGACGAGCGGTCCGGATCCGACTGACTGACTGGGCAGCGTTGGTGCTATCGTCATCCGGCCGGTCACCTGCTGCGCATCATCTCCTCATGCTTGCCGAACTTGATGCCGTTGCCTCTGGGCAGACCGAGCGGCTGATGGTGTTTATGCCGCCAGGTTCGGCCAAATCAACCTATGCATCGGTCATTTTTCCTGCCTGGTGGTTCACTAGGCATCCTGCGAGCTCGGTTATTATCGCCTCGCACACCGCGGGCCTCGCTGAACATTTCAGCCGGCAGGTGCGTGGTTTGGTTGCTGAGTACGGTCCCCCGCTCGGTACCGACCTCGTTTCTAACGATCGGGCGGCCCGGCGCTGGCGACTCTCGACCGGGGGACAATACTTCGCCACCGGCCTGCGTGGGCCACTCGCGGGTCGCCGCGCCGACCTGATCGTGATCGACGATCCCGTAAAGTCGCAGGCCGAGGCCGACAGCGCTATAGCGCGCGATGCCGCTTGGAATTGGTATCGCTTTGACCTCATCACGCGGCTGACGCCGGGGGGAAGGGTTGTTCTGGTAATGACACGATGGCACGAGGACGACCTCGGCGGGCGGCTGCTCGCCCAGAACGGGCCAACGTGGCGTATCCTGCGCCTGCCAGCTTTGGCAGGTTCGAACGATGCGCTTGGCCGCCCCCTTGATGCGCCGCTCTGGCCCGAATGGCAGGATGCTGCCGCGCTGTTGCACAGGCGTGAGACAATCGGTGAGAGGGCCTGGTCAGCGCTTTACCAGCAATTGCCGCGTCCGCTCGAGGGTAGCCTGTTCAAGGTGGACCGCATTGCGGTACTCGAAACTGCGCCAGACTCGTCTCTCCCCCGCCCCGTGCGTGCGTGGGATCTGGCCGCCACACCCAAAGCCGATGGCAACGACCCCGACTGGACGGTCGGCCTGAAACTGCTGCGCCAACCCAGCGGTCGCTTCGTCGTTCTCGACGTGGTGCGTCGACGCGGTACGCCGTGGCAGGTCGAACAGATGCTACTGCAAACAGCGCACCGTGACGGCCCCGATGTGTTAGTGGCCTTGCCGCAGGATCCGGGATCGGCTGGGAAAGTAGCTGCTGGGAGTTACGTGTCTCTGCTTGCTGGTTTCCAAGTGTCGGTATCACCGGAAAGCGGCCCCAAGATTGCCCGCGCGACACCGGTTGCAGCGCAGCTGGAAGCCGGCAACTTGGCGATCGTTCGAGCGCATTGGAATGCCGCCTTCATCGAGGAGCTGCGTGACTTTCCGCTGGGCCGCAAGGACGACCAAGTGGACGCGCTATCACACGCCTTTGCCCGACTGACTCCGATGGGTGCGCGGACACGTCGCCTCGCCATGAACTTCGTCACGCGCTGAGTGAGCAGCGACCGGCCGCCCGAGAGCCATACCACCGGCATTGCCATCTGAATTCGCTTCCCAGGACTCCGCATGTTCGAGACGATCTGTGATCTGATTCCGCGCGACAATGATTACGCACCCCGGACGCGCATGCTCGACATTCTGAAGAGAGTACTAGAAGGCAAGCTCTATGACGTGCTGCCATATCAGTTCCATGAGGAACGGGGTGCAGGTGGCGACTATATTCCCCTTCGTAATCGCCGCCCTTCAGTGCGCTACTCTTTATGTCGCGTAGTGGTGGAAGATAGCGTTTCGCTATTGTTTAGTGAGGGACACTTCCCAACGATCGACTGCGCTGATCTCACCGTTCGCAGTACTTTTGCTGAAATCGTGAAGGAGGCGAGACTTAATCAGATAATGATCGACGCGGCGATCCGGGGCTCGGTCGGCTCCATCGCCCTGTTGCTGCGCGTTCTGCGTGGGCGCGTCTTCGTAGACGTGCTCGACACGACCTATCTAACTCCTACATGGTCGGCCGATGAACCTGACACGCTTGCGTCGGTCACAGAGCGCTACAAGGTCTCGGGGAGCGTTCTGGTTGCCGCAGGCTATGACGATCTCGTAGATCCGGACGGCGAGTTCTGGTTCACGCGAACCTGGGACTGCGACAATGAGACATGGTTCATGCCCTGTCCCGTCGGCGATCCCGTCGACCTGACGGTCGATAATCTCCGAAGTGTGCAGCACAAACTCGGCTTCGTCCCACTGATCTGGGTGCGCAACTTGCCCGGGCTGTCGGCTACCGGCAGCACCGATGACGGCGCCTGCACCTTCCGCGCAGCCATTGAGACGCAGATTGAGATCGATTATCAGCTCAGTCAAGCAGGAAGAGGTCTGAAATACAGCAGTGATCCCACGCTGTTGATCAAGGAACCCGCCTCAACGGATACCGAGATCGTAAAGGGGGCGGGCAATGCACTTGTGGTGAGTGAGAAGGGCGACGCAAAGCTCTTGGAGATCGGTGGCACCGCGTCCGCAGCCGTCATCGAGTATGTCCGCACACTACGTGAATTCGCACTCGAGAGTGTCCACGGTAATCGGGCCAATGCCGATCGGCTATCCGCGGCACAGTCCGGTAGGGCGCTCGAATTGTTGAACCAGGGCCTCATTTGGCTCGCCGACAATCTTCGCATCAGCTATGGCGAGGGTGCCCTCCTGCAACTGGCCACTATCATCCTGCGCGCCTCGCAGATCTATCCTTTGACCATCATGGGGAAACCAGCCCTGCCTTTGGACCCCAATGCACGGCTGTCGCTCAAATGGCCACGTTGGTACGCCCCAACTGCCGACGACCGTCAGAAGGATGCTCAGACACTCTCGACGCTGGCGGCTGCCGGCCAGATCAGCCGGGAGACAGCCGTCAAATCAATTGCTGATACTTATGATATTGCGGATGTCGCCGACGAACTGACCCGCATCGAAGCAGACGAGAATGCTGAAAGGAAGCGCGAATGACGACTGCTCCCGATAAGGAGCCCGCAGAGCCGGACGCCGAGGCGATGGCGGAACTACGTGCACGCGCGGATGCACTGGAACGCCAGTTGGCCGAACTGCAGCGACAAACTGAAGGTCGCCTGATGCAGGCGGAATTGAAGGCCGAAGCGATACGGGCGGGCATGATTGACCTGGACGGACTAAGGCTGGTCGATCTCCCTTCGCTCAAGCTCAACGATCGCGGAGAGGTCGAGGGAGCCGCTGCGATCATGCAGGAGCTGCGCAAAAGCAAGCCCTGGCTATTTGGCAACACGCAGCCGTCGTCATCGAGCCCATCGAATGCACCTCCGGCGTTGCCACCCAAGCAGAAGCTTGCAACTGAAATGAACGATTCGGAGTACCGTACTGCCCGTGCGGCCATTCTAAAGCATCGATCTTGACGCCAATCGTCTTCGACGAACCTTCGCTCTTAAGGAACAAAACAAGCCATGCCTATCCAAAATTTCCCTATAGCTCTCCAGCCGATTATCCAGCAAGGCTTCCTGGAGCGCGAGTTCCAACAGGCATTGCGCTCCCGTCTGGGTTACCGTGCTTGTGCTGATCGAGAGGTGGTCGCCGTCGGTATCGGTGAGACCCTCACCAAGACCCGCGCCGGACTTAAGCCGACTGTCACCACGCCGCTGGCACCGGCAACCAATACCAATCTGGACAATGGCCTGACCCCGACGAACTGGGGGGTCGAGCAATATACATTGTCGATCAACGCCTATGCGGCCACGACCGACCTTAACATGGTCACCAGTCGCGTCGGTATAGCGAGCCAATTTCTGCAGAACGCCTACGTCAACGGCGAACAGGCGGCCCGCAGTCTGGACGAGATTGCCCGCAATGCGCTGTTCAACTCGTATTTCGGGGGCAACACGCGCGTTCGCGTCACCCTGACCTCTGCGGCTGTCAATCTCTCCGTCGACGATATTCGGGGGTTCCAGTATGCCTTCGTGAATGGCGTTCAGACTGCCGTCAGCTCGACCAACTCGCTCACCGTCACCATTGGTAGCGACGTCTATACGTTGATTGGTGCCGTTGCCGACGCAACGAACGCCTCTACGACCCCGAATGGAGTCTCTGGTGTCCTCACTTTTGCGACCAGTGTATCTGTGGCCGATGGCACTGCAGGAAACACGGTTACTGCTGCCACCGCATCCGTGATCGTCCGCCCATCGCAGCGTGCAAATACCAGCCTCCTGGTGGCTGGCGACACTTTGACGATGAGCAATCTTCTCGATGCCGTGGCGAAGCTTCGGACGAATGCCGTCCCGGAGATCGATGGCGTCTACAACTGTTATCTCGACCCCGTGTCTGCCAGGCAATTATTTGCCGATCCCGACTTCAAGCAGCTGTTTCAGGGTGCAACCTCGGCCAATCAGGTCTTCCGCCAAGGAATGGTCAACGGCTTCCTCGGCCTGCGCTTCATCCCGACTACGGAGGCCTTTGTGCAGGCTCACCCCACGTTGGTTGGCTTGATGGTGCGCCGCCCGATTATCTGTGGTCAGGGTGCGCTTATCGAAGGTGACTTCGCCGGCATGGCGGCCGAGGATGTCGCTCCGGCCGACTCCATTGTCAGTATTGTCGATGACGTCGCAATGGTGACGCGCGAACCGATTGACCGCCTGCAGCAGATCATCGCCCAGTCTTGGTACTGGATCGGTGGATTCTGTACCCCGTCCGACACAACGACCAATCCGGCAACGATTCCGACGGCGACCAACGCAGCGTTCAAGCGTGCGGTGATGGTGGAGCACATCGGCTGAGGGCGCTTCCGAATACGGCTGAACTTCATTGTAAGACGGGACGGACCAACCATGGCCATTGGTTCTATCATGCCATTCCGTCCCACTGGGACGGTCTCGCTCGCGGCGGCTACCACGTCGGCAAGCATAGCGCTGAGTGGTGGCGGCGATTCGGTGGTTGTCACCAACATCGCCGCATCGCTCGCCTATGTACGATTTGGTGCAGATCCCTCCGTTGCGGCAACCAGCGTGGACATGCCGGTGCTGCCGAATGCGCGCGTCATGCTCGGGGTGAACTCACTCATCCACTACGCGGCGGCGGTGCTGGTATCTGGTACTGGCAGCGTGTTGCTGACCCGCGGGGATGGGTCGTTTCTCTGATGGCATTCCTGGACTCAGAGAAGACCGACATCCGGCGGTTCTGCGGCTATCCTGCCTATGGTTGCACGCCGGCGGGCTTTCAGAATTGGCGCTTCTTTCAGGCATACGGGCTCCTGGAGTTCCGTATGAACAATCTCTCTATCGCCGAGGAGACGGTCGTCCGGCGCTATCTCGCCAATCTCAACGTGCTGGAGGTGGCGGTACCAATGGCGGCCCAGAACCTTGATACAGACGAGGCTGCAGTGTGGACGCACAATCGTGACGAAGTGCGTGACCGATCGGCGCTTTTCGACGACTGGCGCCGGAGGCTTTGCGCATTCTTCGGCCTTCCGCCGGGACCCGGCCTGTTATCATCTGGCATCACGATTCTGGTCTGATGTCGCTCCATCATATCCAGGACCGAATACGCTGGGGGTTGAACGTGGCAGCCCGTCACGTCGGTTCGACCGCAGACGCTTACCGGCCGTCGAGTACGTCAGCGCCGACTGCAGCTTGCAATCGGTACTTGCGCCTGCATGCCGCCTTTACGGGACCTGATAATCGTTTCCTCCGTCCCGGCGGATACGGTACCGCAATTTGGCACGGGGTTTTTGATGCCGCGTACACGCGGGTCGGCGACTACCTGGTGCAAAATCGTGACGTCTGGTTCATCGCTGCGCAGCAGGATCTCCTCCCAGTCCTCTGCGTGAAGGCAGATCGCGTGGTCTCGTTCTCGCGGTCCGACGCCCCGTCCAGCGCTGGCGTCAACGCCTACAGCGGCGTTACCACGGCTACGAACATACCACTGTTCACAGACTGGCCAGCCAGCATTCTCGGGGTGGGTGGTTCCGGATTGCCACGTGCGGATCTGCCCTCGGACGAGTCGGTTCCGTATTGGACCGTGCTCATGCCGGCGTATGGCGACGTGATCCTGCTGCCCGGTGACCTTATGCAGGATGATTTGGGCCGGAATGCGACTGTCGCGGCGGCCGAGCTTTCATCGCTGGGTTGGCGCATCACGGTCCAACAGTCGAGCACCTGATGGCGGATCAGTCGGACGTCGAGAACGAGCTTGTGACCCTCGTCTCGACAGCGCTCTATCCGGCCGGCACAGATGGCGACAGCGTTCCAGGACCATTGTGCCGTATCTATCGGGGCTGGCCGAAATCGGCTGCACTCAATGCTGATCTCGCCGCTGGCCGCATCAACGTGACTGTCTTTCCTGCGACCCCTGGGATGCGCAATACCACACGCTACCCTGACGACTGGGCGGCGACCGCCGTCAGCCCGGCGCTGACGGTCACAGTCGCAGGCAATGTCGTTGCGTTTGCGGGTGCCGCCTCGATCGGCCAGCTTGCGGGCGTTCGTGTCAACGGGCGCAGCTACGCTTACCGGACGATCGCCACCGATACCCCTGCCGCCGTCGCCGGGAACATTGCAGCTTTGGCGCGGGCCGACTTAATCGTTGGCCTAGCTAATGCCACGCTGACCTTCCAGGGAGCGGGTGAGGTGCTGGCGCGAGTTGTCGCGGACGCGTCGGGTGTGATGGAGGTACGCCGACAGGTGCAGAGTTTCCGCATCATTTGCTGGTGCCCCACACCGCTGCTGCGGGATGCGGCTGCCACCGCAATCGATGTGTCGCTCGCCACAATGCGGTTCATCACATTGTCGGATGGTACAGCGGCCAGGTTAATTTTCTCTAGCAGCACTGTCTTCGACCAATCTCAAGATGCAATCCTTTATCGCCGAGATCTAATCTATTCAGTGGAGTACGCGACCACGCTCAGCGCTCTGCAGCCATCGATGCTGTTCGGCAGCCTGCACCTGAACACAGCGACCTTTATCGCATAACTGGAGACATCATGAACATCCACTTGGTCGTGGTGAAGCCGTTCGCCGGCTTCGCTAGGGGCGACGTCATTACCGACGCCGGACGCGTGACGGAAGTTCTCCGTTGTGAGCGAGCTGCCCACGTCGTTCGCATCGCCGCACCTTCGCAAAAGGAGGGCTAAGTTATGCCCATCGTGCAGCAGGGAAGCATTAACACGACCGCTCTTGTGGTGCCGGACCTGTATGTCCAGATTGTTCCACCACAAAACCTGGTTCTCAACGGTGTCCCCACGAATGTCGTCGGCGTCGTGGGCACTGCGTCGTGGGGGCCTATCGGCCAGCCCGTCATTGTTGCAACTATGTCCGACTATGCCCAGACTTTCGGTCCAGTCGTCGCTCGCAAATACGACATGGGGACCCAGGTTGCGACATCCGTCCAGCAGGGCGCCCAGAATTTCCGCTGCGTGCGAGTGACTGACGGCACCGACACTGCCGCGCAGGTTGCGGTGACCGCTACGACCTTCACGTTCACCAGTCTATATACCGGATCGCTCGGTAATCGGATCGTGCTGACTTTGGGTGCCGGCTCTCAGGCATCGACTTGGCGGCTGACGATCGCACTGCCGGGATTGGCGCCGGAGGTCTACGACAACATTGCCGGGACAGGTGCCGCCTTCTGGACCGCGCTCGCGGCCGCAGTGAATCAGGGTCAAGGTCTGATGCGGGGGGCGTCGCAACTGGTGGTAGCCAGCGCCAACGGCACAACGGCCGCGCCGGCTCCCTTTACATTGGATCTCGGTGCCGGATCCCCGGGGACCGACGGCGCTACCAATATCACTGCCGCAACGCTTGTCGGATCCGATGTCCTGCCGCGGCATGGAATGTACGCTTTGCGTGGTCAGGGCTGCGGAATTGCACTGCTGGCGGACGCCGACGATCCAACTCAGTATACGAATCAGGCAAGTTTCGGTCTGCAGGAAGGGGTCTACATGATCCTAACCGGCCCTGCGGGCGACACTATAACTGACGCGGTAACAATGATGCAGCAGGTCGGCCTCAACTCCTATGCTGCGAAATTGATGTTCGGCGACTGGCTGTGGTGGTCCGACCAAGTCAACGGCGTCATTCGCTTGGTTTCGCCACAGGGCTTCACGGCAGGCAGACTTGCCAATCTCTCGCCAGAGCAATCGAGCCTGAACAAGCAGCTCTACGGCGTCATCGGCAGCCAGAAATCGGGTTTGCCCGGAACAGGTCAGACGACGAGCTATTCGTCGGCAGACCTGTCTACGCTGCTTAATGCAGGCATTGACGTCATCGCCAATCCACAACCCGGTGGCAGCTATTGGGGGGTTCGTGGCGGTTGCAACTCTTCCTCCAATGCGGCTATCAATGGCGACAACTACACACGTCTGACCAACTACATAGCCGCCACGCTCGCGGCGGGAATGGGTCAATTCGTCGGCATGGTGATCAACGCCAATCTGTTCCAGCAGATTCGTTCGACGCAGCTCAGCTTCCTGCAAAATATGCTGAATCAGGGCCTGCTCGGCAGCACTGATGGTAGCCTGCCATTTAGCGTCATCTGCGATACCTCGAATAACCCGTTGTCGCAAACCGGCCTCGGCTACGTTCAGTCCGATGCACAGGTGCAGTACCAGGCGATCAACGAGAAGTTCATCGTCAACATTGAAGGTGGCCAGACCGTTCAGGTTTCGGTCCAGACGCTGCCCAGCGGGCAATCGTCATAAGGAGATTATGGGATGGCATTGAACAATTTCTCCGTCGGCCGGGACACACAGTTGGTTGTCATCGGCCCGTCTGGCCGCATCGATCTATCACACGTCACCGGATTCGAGGCGCGCCAGATGACGCAATCCGTGCGGGTAGATCGACTGGACGGAAAGCAAATGGGAGCCGAATTGCCAAAAGGCTGGGAGGGTAGCTTCGATATAGAACGAGGCAATTCAGCGGCCGACGATTTCATCTATACCACAGAGCAATCATACTACAATGGAAGCCAACCGGTCCTCGGGACAATGTACCAGTATATCACAGAGACCGACGGCTCGACGTCGACATACCAGTATGACAGCGTCACATTCCGGCTCTCCAGCGCAGGTCAGTGGAAAGGGGATTCGAGTGTCAAGCAGAAGCTCGACTTCTATGCGTCGCGTCGGATGCGGATCTGAAGGGACATAGCGCATGGGGCCGGCATCAGGAATCGTCGCAGCGGCCGCGGCAGAACTGGTCACGACAACCGCTGACGGCACGCGGCTGACTTTGCGGCGGCTCAATGCGTTGGACAAGCTGCGGCTCTTCAAGGCTGCGGGCCCCGTCCTGGCGCAGAACGAACCATGGCTCGGTATGGCACTCCTCGCTTCCTCTGTCGTTGCGGTTGATGACGTTCCGGTACCGCTGCCAACTACCGAGCATCAGATAGAGACGATGGTCGCACGGCTCGGCGATTCGGGTATCGCAGCTGTTGCGAATGCTCTGCGGCCTGAGGCAAGCCTACAATCCGCGGACTTGGTCGCTCGCGCGGGAAACTGATTCGGCACCCCGACCTGATTGACTGTTTGTTCCTCGTCAGGAATGGGGTGCCGTTCGATGTCGCCTTTAGCCTTCCCGACGATGAGCGGCTGGCTTACGTGGTCGTGTTGGGCACCCTGGCGGGACATGTGTTTGATTGGCAGACCATGCGGTGGGAGGATCCGTCATGACGCTCATTACAGGCTTCCGGCAGGCCGACGAGCGGCTGGCTCGTCTCGATATCCCGAACGTCATCGCCGACGCAGTTGGTGTGGCTGCGCAAGAACTCCAAATCAGGGTCATGGAGGCCCTCTCCCAGACACCTGGGCAGGACCACAGCGTGCCGTGGCTGCGCACCGGCGCGCTGCGCGCCTCAATCGGGAATGAGGTAGACGGCAACGTGGGAGTGATTGGTTCGTCGAGTGACGTGGCTGTGGATCAGGAACTGGGTACACGGTCCGTCCCGCCCCGCCCGTTCCTGGCTTCTACCGCCGCCGACACTGTGGAGGATATCGCCGCGTTGATCGCCACTGTTGTTGCGCGGCATCTGTCGGACAGCTGAGATGATCGACGCCTACACGATTGGCATCACCCTCGCACTGGAGGATGGTGTCTCCGACGGTATCCTGGCGATCCGGCGTGACCTGGTGCAACTTGATGCCGCCGTTGCGGAGAGCGCGGCGAAACTGCTAATGCTGCGTAAGCTGGCTGCCGGTCTCTCGATGCCGAATCAGGGCGCCCAGACGCCGCTGCAAGCAGCACTCTTTGCGCCGCCGTTTTTTCGCCCGCAGCCTGCACCTCCGCCGAGCCAGGCGGCGGAAGCACCAGCGCCAACTGCGTCTCCAACGCCACCACCACCGATGGTTTCGCCGGTCCCAATGACGGAACGCGCAACCATAGTGCCGGCCGTTGCCCGACAGCCCGTCTTACAATTGCAGTCAGTTGAGGTGCCCTCGACAGCGGGGTCGATGCGGTCGTCCGAAGCAACCCCGCCGGTGGCGCCTATGCGATCGGCGCTTCCGACTCATCCAAATGTCGTGGTCCAATCTGCGCCGCCTGTATCAACCGTAAGGACCGAGCCCAGGGTAACGCTACAGCAGCCGGTTGTGTCAAGGGAGACACCATCGCCCCAGCCGTCGATCGAGCGCGAAAAGCTGCCGGACTTCGCGGCGATCGCTCGTTCGCTCGCGCCGACCGTACCTCCGCCGCCGCCACAGCCGTCTGAGCGACTGCTGCCGCGGGTGGGTGTGCCTGATCCGACATCGCCGCGGACCATTATTGTGCCTTTGGCCATGTCCCCGCCATCTGAGCCGGCGCCGCGTCCGCCGGTCGCGCTGCCACCTGCTCCGGCGGCCACGCCATCGCCGAGCGCATCAGCGGTGGCGCTGCCGCCGCCGGAAGGTCCAGTGCGCTCTGCAATAGCCCCGTCGTTGACGCTGCCGTCGATCGCTGCGCCGCGCCAGCCCGAGGCTCGGTCAGTTCCCGCCGAATCCCCAAGATCCGCGTCGATGTCACCGAACGGGCCGGTGACATCGAACGCGCAGGTGTTTCCTAGACAGTCCAACGCGCCGCTCGCTCTGACGCAGAGGTGGTCGACGTCGCCGGAGGTAAAGGGAACCGAGCCTACCGAGCGCGTCCCCGCCCTCCCTTCGGCGGACCTTCGGCAATCAGACCCGCCTGCTTTCGCGGAAATCCACTTGGACGGCGCAGCACTCGGGCGATGGGTCACTCGCCATCTGGAACGCCAGATCACCCGGCCGCAAGCCGGAGCAACGGGCTTTGATCCGCGCATGACACCCAGTTGGGCCGGTGCGCCAATAGGCAACTGATTGAGCGGACGCCATGCAACAGCCTTTGGATATGGTGCGAGTCATGGTCCTTCCAGTGCTGCCGGGCGACCGATCGCCCAACCTGTCCATGTTCCCCGATCCTGTAGGAATCCGCGGGCGCATGCTCTGGCGCCAGAAGGCGACGGCGGGCAGCCGGCGCCGCGTCGTATTGAACGGAGATTCATGCGGTGCCTAATACGACGCTTTTGCTAGGGCCGGTCGTGTTTCAGGATTTCGAGGTTCCTTGTGGCATCAATTTCGGTGGCACGCAGCGTTTAGCAGTGCATCGGTTGCCGGGCGGTGTCCGAGTGATCGACGCCCTCGGCCGCGACGACGCCAACATCTGTTTTGGTGGCATATTCTATGGGGATGATGCGACGCTTCGAGCGCGTCTGCTGGATGAGATGCGGGCGTCGGGTGCCCTACTCCCGCTAACGTGGGATGTATTCTTCTACACTGTCGTCATCAGCCAGTTTCAGGCCGATTACGCAACAAGCAACTGGATACCTTACAAGATCACCTGTACTGTGCTGCGCGACGAAGCGAGCGCACTGATTGAGGCAGTGTTATCTCTTGGGGCCACCGTGTTGAGCGATGTTGGAAGCGCGATAAGCCAAGCGGGATCCGCCGGTGTCGATATTTCATCGTTGCAATCGACGATGTCGGACCCTTCGGCTACAGTGCGGGATACCGCCGCATACGGTCAGGCGCAGACCGGGATCGCAAGTGCCCAGTCCAGCGTGGCTGGCGCGCTTGATAGTGCACAGACGGCGCTGCCGACCGCCGCCATCAGTTCGTCTGGAACGGCGGCGAGTGGCGTGGCAAATCTGACAGATGCCGTCACCGCCGCACAGCAGATTAGCCAGCTTACGGTCGCACAGGCTTATATCGGACGCGCCGCGACGAATTTGGCAAATGCGAGCACATGAATCATGCTTAGCCTGACAGTCGCCGGCGGCAATCTTTTCCAAATAGCAGCTCAACAGCTCAACGACGCCACACAGTGGATTCGTATCGCGCAGTTGAACGCTATAAGTGATCCGATGCTGACCGGCGTCGTCACCTTGTTGATCCCGAACATTGACGCAAATGCTGGGGGCGGCATTGCCGCCCAGTGATGCGATGGGCGATACGATTGATGGCATCGCCGGCACGAATGATGGCTGGCGCGCGCCGCGCCTCCGCTTGGTGGCGAACGGCGCGTTCATACAGGGTGCCGTCCAGGCCAATGTCTTGTCCAATAACCACTATGCCGCCGACCGCTTCGATGCCGTCGTTGCGTTGGGTATCGACCCCGTGGCGAATGCCGCCTTCTGGGCGTCGCAGACGGACATCCTTCTCGATGTTCAATTCAGCCTCGACGGCGGCGTGACCTTCGTCAGCCTGGTGCAGGGACTGGTGGACACCGTGGCGATTGACGTCTTGACTGGGAGCCTTCGTATCGAGGGCCGCGACCTCACGGCGGCCATGATCGCAAACCGTACTCAGGAAACCTTCGCAAACCGAACGTCTAGCGAAATCGCGACCATGTTTGCGCAGCGCCACAATTTAAGCCCTGTCGTTACAGCGACCACGACACCGGTCGGCCGGTATTACCAGAACGAGCATGACAGGATAGTGCTCAATCAATTCAGCCGGTCGATGACCGAGTGGGACCTGCTGATCTTCCTGGCCGGGCAGGAAGGTTTCGATATCTTCGTCAGCGGTACGTCGCTGTATTTCCAGCCTGCCGCAGGATCCATGGCCGTGCCCTACACCTTGACGCCGGCCGATGTCCAGGACCTGCGACTGGAGCGCTCTCTCACACTCGCACGCGATATCGTGGTCACCGTCAAGAGTTGGAACAGCCGTCAGCAGAATGCCTTTACCCAGACGGTGCGTGCGTCCGGCCGGCGCGCGACCGGCGGGGGAGGCGGCAGCGGTACCTCCGGGGGTGTGCAGGCCGGACCGCCTCAGCACTACGTCTTCGTGCGGCCGAACTTGACAATGAATGATGCGCTGAAGCTCGCGCAGCAAAAAGCGGCTGAGCTGACCCAACATGAACGCGTGTGGGAGGCAACGATGCCGGGCGATCTGACGCTCGATCCGCGTACCATGATTCAGCTAGTGGGCACGGAGACCGACTTCGATCAGACCTACTTCGTCGACGTGATCGATCGGCATCTATCGATCGAGCGAGGCTTCGTCCAGCATGTGCGCGCCAAGAACACATCGCCTCGGACGGTATCCACTGCGCCTGCCGACATTGTCGCCAGTGTGACCGGGTGAACCCGATGGATCGTTTTGTGAATGCGGTAAAGGCTGAGGCCGGACGACTAGACCAGATCCAGGCGCAACCGCGCTTTGGCCTCGTCACCTCCGTCGATCCGGTGAACGCCACCGTGCGAGTCATGTTACAGCCCGAGTCCGTTTTAAGTGGCTGGCTGCCTGTGATGTCGCCATGGGTGGGAGTCGGGTGGGGTATGAGTTGTCCACCGGCGCCCGGTGATCAGGTCCTCGTGTTGGCTCAGGAGGGCGATGCCGAGCACGGTGTTGTCGTAGGCCGGGCATTTAGCAACGTGGCGGCAGCACCACCGGCCCCTTCGGGAGAGCTTTGGTTGGTGCACCAATCAGGCAGCTTCCTAAAGCTGCAGAACGATGGGACTGTCCAGATTTCGGGCGATCTCCATGTCGCTGGCGATGTATACGACAGCCACGGCTCGCTTTCCGCGCTGCGTGGCCACTACGATCAGCACATACATACGGATTCGCTTGGCGGTTCCACCTCCACGACTAGCGCGCAGGATTGAGCGTGTTCGATTTGTCGCTGCAATGGGGTTCGGATCTCTCTGTCGGGCCAACCGGCGACTTGGCTTTAGTCAGCGGATCGTCACTGGGACAGCAACGCGTGCTGCGCCGTCTGATGACGAATGCGGGCGATTATATCTGGCAGCTCAATTACGGTGCCGGGTTGGCGCAGTTTATCGGTCAGCCTGCCAATGCCGGCCAGATCCAGGCCGTGATCCGTAGCCAGATTTTCAAGGAGGCAGCGGTCGCTAGGACGCCCGAGCCCGATATAAGCGCGCAACTCGATCCAACCGGCGGCGCTGGCACGGTGTATGCGCAGATCCGCTACGTCGACGCGCCATCCGGCCGGACGCAGGTGCTGTCCCTTTCGGTGAACGGGTAAGGTATGCAGCTCTCACTTCAAAACTTCAATACCCTCATGCAGAACATGGCGGCTGCGGTGCAATCGGCCGCCACGCAGCTGCTTGACCTGACGGTGGGCTCCACGCTGCGGGCAATACTGGAGGCTAACGCCTCGGTAGCCCTATGGATGCAGTGGCTGATTCTACTGGTTCTTCAGACAACCAGGGCCGCAACAAGCATCGGCAGCGATCTGGATAGCTGGATGGCGGATTTTGCGTTCACCCGGATGCCCGCCGTTGCCGCCACAGGCATTGTCACGTTCACGCGCTTCACGGTGATTGGTACCGCGTTGGTTCCGGTGGGCGCGCTGGTGCGTACCTCGGACGGCACTCAGACGTTCGCAGTAACCATCGATACCACAAATGGCGCTTGGAGTGCCGCCCAGAATGGCTACGTCATGGCGACGACGGCGGCGACCATGGAAGTCCCGGTAATAGATCAGGTGGCGGGTTCCGCCGGAAACGTGCAAGCAGGCGCGATAACGCTCCTGGCTTCTGCGATCCCCGGCATCGATGCTGTCAATAATGCGGCGGCCTTTGGGAACGGCCTTGATGCCGAAACTGACGCGGCGTTTCGCTTGCGCTTCCAGAATTACATAGACAGCCGTTCCAGAGCCACAGCTTTGGCGGTTGGCTATGCAGTCGACAGTATACAGCAAGGTCTAGTCTACGCTATCCAAGAAAATCAGGATGCCAGCGGTAATCCTCTCATGGGAAGTTTCGTCGTCACGGTTGATGACGGCTCCGGCTATCCACCGACGGCGCTGTTGAGCACGGTGCAGATGGCGGTCGAAGCGGTCCGCCCGGTCGGCTCCATCTTCAGCATCCAGCCGCCGGTCGTTACCATGGTGAACGTGACGTTGACTTTGACAGTCGCCGGTAACACGACAAGTGCCCAGCTTGCTGGGCCGGTTGGCACTGCCGTAACAAGCTTTATCAACAGCTTGCCCATTGGCGAGATGTTGCCGATAAGCCGCATCAGTCAGATCGCTTACGACGTCTCGAGCGCTATCGTCAACGTCACTCAAGTGCAGCTTAATGCTGCGACCGCCGATGTCGTGCCACCGGCGAACGGCGTGGTCAAGGTCGGCCAGTCGACGGTGAACTGAAATGATTGGCGATCAATCGGATATGCTGGGTCGAATCAAAGCCGTTCTGCCGACGCGATGGTTCGCCGACACGACGCCGATCCTGGACGGTGTTCTCAGCGGGCTCGCCTGGGCATGGTCTTGGGCCCACTCGCTGCTGCTTTATGTCCAGATGCAGACACGCATCGCCACAGCGACTGACGTTTGGCTTGATATCATCGCCTCGGATTTTTTCGGTAATCGGCTGCAACGTCGCGCCGGCCAGAGTGATGATGCATTCCGCCTGCTGATCCAGAGTAGCCTGCTTCGCGAGCATGGCACACGCCAAGCAATCATCAGCGCCGTGCAAGATTTAACGGGACGGCCGCCAACGATTTTCGAGCCTATGCGCAGCACCGACACGGGCGGCTATACGCTGGGCGGTGTGGGCTATGGAGCTGCCGGCGGCTGGGGCAGCATGGCGCTCCCGTTCCAGTGTTTCGTCACCGCCTTCAGGTCGTCCGGCAGCGGAATTGCGCTGGTCTCCGGCTGGGGTGGTCCGGCTGGGGCCTATGGCACAGGCGCTATCGAATACGCTAGCCTTGCAATGGTCCAGGGCCAGCTGACAGACAGCGATATCATGACCGCGATTGCCGATGTAATGCCGGTAGCGGCCATCGCCTGGACCAGCATCCAAGACTAGTCGCTCTTACCTCTCTGAGAAGCCGTCCGCGCTCTTCCAGCGCGTATTTCGCCACGACACATTCATAGGTACCTTAATGGACAGGAACATAGTCTATCCCGGAGCTATCCCGCTCGACACTGATCTTCTGTCGACGAATCGCAATACGATGGTTGCGCTCGGATACCTTGCCCAACTCGTGCTCGGCACCGGCACCGTTGTCGATGGGCTGT